AACCGCAGCCCTTCGCAATGAGTTGAAGTTGTTAGCACAGGCCAAGTTGGCCGTTGTAGCTGTTGACCGCAATGGTACAAAATGGATCATGGGATTGGAGAACGGAGTTTATTTGACCACTGGAACTTCCGCAACAGGAACTGCGATGGGAGATTTGAACGGAATGACTTTGACGTTTACTTCCATGGAAAAATCGCCCGTTGTTGAATACTCAGGAACAATTACGGTACATACCTAAACCTACACACTTTCCATATTTTGAAGGGGGGCGTTTACGCTCCCTTTTTTTATTCGTTACATTTTCGTTTTTTCCCATTATATAAATATGCAGTTGATCACAACGAACGCAGTTAACCGCCTATACTTTACCGCTACCGAGAACATGGTTAGCGGTGCATGGGTATATTTAAACATTCACCACGTAGCAACGAATGAAGATTATTTTTTCGGCTTTGAAAAGGCTCAAAACCTTAGCGTATTTACTGGCCGTTTTGATGCTTGGGATTGCAATGTTGGGAATTTACCCGTTGGTCAGTGTTTATATACACTTTACGAGGGTAATGAAGGAGCGGTCAACCCTGAAAGCGAAGAAATTTTAAACGTGTTGGAGGTTGGATTGTACGAAGTTTTGGCAAATGAAAACACCGACATCGTATTTGATAACAATACAACTTACATAGAGCCAAATTTATGAGTTCAAGAAGAGTAAAAAATGCGTATGGTATGCCTACCAGTTCGCCTATTGTACGACAGGACTTTGAAACGAAGTTACCCGAGTACAAGGTTGCGAATGGTAAGGATTGGGTGATGTACGGGGAACATAACCGATACCCCGATTACTTGTTGGAAATGTACCAACGTAGCGCAAAGCATAACGCTATTGTAAACGGGAAGGTAAACTACATCACGGGTAAGGGTTGGACGTATGAAGCCGACAAAGTACCGAGCGAAATGCTTGGTGAATTGAATCGTTTATTGGAAAATCCTAACCCATACGATGATTTGAACGATATTCTATACAAAACCACGTTGGACTTTGAAATTTTTAACGGCTTTGCGTTGGAAATCGTGTGGAATATGCACGGTAAAATTAGCCAAATCGCACATAAAAACTTTGGTAACCTACGCAGAAACGAGGATGGGACTAAATTCTATTACGCAGATGAGTGGAAAGAGTTTGGCGAACCCGAAGGACTTACCGAGTATATGCCATTCGACCCTCAAAAGCGTTTAGGTAAGCAACTATTTTACTATTGCAGTTACGCTCCGAGCGTGCGTTATTACCCCATTCCCGAATACTTAGGTGCGCTTGCTTACATTGAAACCGATGCACGCATTGCAAACTACCACGTAAACAACTTACGTAATGGTTTCCTTGGTGGTTTCCTTTTCAACTTCAACAACGGAGTACCTTCGAATGAAGAGCAAAGGGAAATCAAACGTCAATTACAAAAGCAATTAAGAGGCGACGATGGGGAGCGTATCGTGGTGAACTTCAACGATAGTACCGAAACTGGATTAAAGATTGAACCGTTAAACGCTAACGACCTCGATAAGCAGTTTAACATTCTCAATGAAACAATCCAAACTGAAATCTTTGTTGCTCACCGCGTAACCTCCCCGATGTTGTTTGGTGTACGTGTTTCAGGGCAACTTGGTGGGCGTTCAGAATTGGTTGAAGCCTACGAATTATTTAAGGCGGTTTACGTTAATGATCGAGTTCAAAAGTTGGAAAAGGTATTTAACTACATTTTTTCCTTCAATGGGTTGGGCGTGTTGGAAATCGAACCTACCGAGCCAATCACTGAAAGACTAACTGAGCAGTCATTGCTTCAAATCATGACCAAAGACGAACTGCGAGAAAAAGCGGGTTTACCACCTTTGGCCGAAGTAACCGTTACCGAGCAACCGCAGTCATTTACGCACCAAGATTTTCGCAAAGAGAAAGATGAGTTAGCGTTGTTTCAAAAGTTTGGCCGTGACGCTTCCGAGTTTGAGGAAATTACACGCAGACCTATGCGTTATGGCTTCGAGTTATTGGAGCAAGAATTTGCTTCCGAATATGCCGAACTTGATGCGGACATTTTGAAAATGATTGAGAAAGACCCTGCAATTACTTCGGATAAATTAGCCGAAAAGTTGGGAAAGTCAATAGAACTAATTTCAGACCGTATAAGCGCACTTATTGAAGCAAAGGCTATCAATATACGTGGAGCGTTAAAAGAGCTTGGAGAATCCGCAAAGGACTTTATTAAGCCACGTAATCCCGAAGGTGAACCATTGGTGCAAGTCATGTACAAATACGACGTACTTCCTGAGTTTGGTCCACAAAAGTTGATCGCAGGAAGCCGTGAATTTTGCTCGAAAATGATTGACCTCGGAAGGTATTACACACGTCAAGATATTAACCAAATTTCGCAAATCATGGGGTACTCGGTTTGGGAGCGAAAGGGCGGTTGGTACACAAAGCCCGGCACGAACCAACACTACCCAACTTGTAGACATACTTGGATGCAAACCTTAGTAAAACCGAAAGCATGAGCCAAAAAGCCCTATTCATAACCGAGAAGCAACTCAAAGATGCTTCATTGATTAACGAAAACGTTTCCATGGTGAAGTTGCGACCTACGTTGATCATGTGCCAAGAGATGCACATTCAACCGATTTTAGGTAGCGACCTTTACAAAGAAATTGCTAATCAAATCATTGCGGACGATTTAACCCAAGAGAATGAGGACTTGCTTATTGACTACATTCAGCCATGCCTTCAAATGTTTGTACAAATGGAGTTCCCGATGGCCTTCGGTTTCCAATTACGAAACAAGAACGTGGAGCGTGGAACTGATCAAAACAGTACGCAGGCCTCCATGAGTGAACTTCAAAGGTTGATTGATTACTACAAATCGAAAGCGGAGTGGTACGCTGAAAGAATTACACGTTATATCTTAACCAATATCACCGACTTTCCTGCGTATCAATCACCAAGCGGACAAATCGATACCATTTTACCTAACCGACGTAATTACACGGCAGGTTTGGTGTTGAATAACTACGGTTGTTGTGGTGATTACGCAAGTCGTTACCAAGCTAACTTCAATCGGGATTGTGACTGTTATTAAAATCTATGAGTTACCACAAAAAAAACGTAGAAAAGTTACGGGTTTACCTATCAAAAGACAAAGATGCAAAGTTGGAACACGATAAAAAGAAGCTTAAAGGAGTTCAGCGAGAGCCATCCGCTCGTTAATTCGTTCGGTACGGGTAACATTCTGGACCCTGATAGCGCACAAATAACCAATTTTGTTACTCCCGAAATTGATAGGATTTATTACCCGTTAGTTTTTGCGACGTTGGACGGTGCAAGATTCGGCAGTAATTCAGCTACGTTTACGGTTGGTTTGGTTTTCATGGATAAGATTGAGGAAAGCCAAAAGGTAGCAGATCGTCCGACGGGTTCAAATGCTTTGAACTTTCAAACACTCCAACCCGATGAGGTCATGAGCGACATGACCCAACTTGCAGGGGATTTCATGATTAAGTATCAACGGACTTTTGGCAATGACTTCGATATTTCGGTAGATGCTAACGTTGATTATTTCGTGGATAGGTTTGGTGATCGTGTTGCAGGATGCAGAGCGGTGGTATCGTTTAACGTTCCACTTGCTTTGTCTATTTGCACCATACCGACTGAAATGAACCCCGATGTTTGTTACTTTGGAGGCGTGGAAGCTACCAACCAAATCGACCTTTACGACGGTAACACGATAGCGGTTGCACCCAATCAACCGATTAACATTACTTTCGATGGTGGAGCGGTTAGCAATTTGTTTCTTTGGTTTGCAGTTCCTTCAACTTATTCGTTTTCGCATTGGTTTAGAAGTGCATTCGATCAAGGTGCGTTCGAGCAGTTGTTTGAGGTGTACGATACCGAGGATGATTACACAATTTACGTTACAATGTGGCAAACGGAAGCAACCGTTCAAATGACTATACAATGATTAGATTAAGCGATAATTTAGAAATCAACAAACCAGCACCCGTAGACGATCGATTAGGTGTTTTTGTTTCCACGGCTTCGGCTTTGAGTTATATTCCCGAGGACCGACGTTACATTGGTTTAACCGTTATCGTTGATAGCGGAAGCGGTGCGACTGAGTATTGGTTCAAAGAGGGTGTTACCGATGCTGACCTTGAAGCAAAGTCAACGGGAGGCGGTGGAAGTTCTACATGGGGTTCGATTACGGGAACGTTAAGCAATCAAACTGATTTACAGAATGCCTTAAATGCGAAAGTTCCTTATACGGGTGCAACTGGAAACGTTGACCTCGGCACGTACAATTTAACTGCCGATCAGTTAGCGTTGAATGTAAACCCTACGGGTGCGCTTGCAGTTGGTGCAACGGAATGGAACGATACGATTGGAAGTTCACAAACACTTTTGAAAGGTGGTTCGGTTACGTTGAAGAACGGAGTTGATTTAGTCGCACGTGTGGTTAATAAGGTGAACCCAAACACCACACTAACGAAAGCCAATTACCAAGTCGTAAAGGTTACGGGAGCGCAAGGCCAAAGGTTAGCGGTTAATTTAGCGCAAGCAAATACCGACCTTAATTCAGCAGATACGCTCGGAGTGGTAACGGAAACAATCGCACCAAACCAAGAAGGTTTTATTTTAACAGTTGGCCAACTTGAAGGAGTCAACACAACTGGAAGCTTACAAGGTGAAACTTGGGCTGATGGCGATGTGTTATATTTAAGCCCAACCACTGCGGGGCGCATGACTAACGTAAAACCAAACGGTTCTACGGGTCATATCGTGGTACTTGGTTACGTGGAATATTCGCACGCTAACAACGGGAAAATCTATGTAAAGATCATGAACGGTTGGGAGTTAGACGAACTTCACAACGTGTTTATTGACCCAGCAACGTTAGCGAATAACGATGCTTTGATTTACGAAAGTTCTACCGATTTATGGAAGAATAAGCAAGTAACCAAAGCCATGGTTGGACTTGGAAACGTGGATAATACGAGCGATGCAAACAAGCCAATAAGCACGGCAACACAAACCGCACTTAACCGTATTACAGGCCTTTTCCAAGACGTTAGCCAATTAAGTACTACATCAACCACTGCGGTAACTTTAACAACGTTTACGGTAGCTTCTGCAAACATTCCAGTCGGTGGTGTTATTCGTATTTCGGGATTGATCGAGCGAACCGCAGGAACGGGAAATACAACGGTAGGAATGAACGTTAATTCGGGCGGTGCAAGGTATTTGCAATCGGCAGGGACTAACTCTCAGTTTGAAATGCTTATTTGTAAAACAACGTCTACAAACGTTCGCTATGGTTTGGGTGCATCCAATACAACGGGCAACTCATTTACAGGTCACAATTCAGCAACCATTACCGTTGCGCAAGATGGAAGCGGTAATTTTAATATTGCTTTCCTTGGATTAGTTGGGACGGCAGGAGCTACGTTAACCGTTCAATTTGTTAAAGGCAATTTGTTATGAAGTACTTAGTTATTTATGATAACACCAACCATTTCTTTGAGGACTTTGAAACCGCAAAAGCGGAGTTCGAAGCGAATGGGGGTTTATTTTTAGAAGAAAAAGCACCAAACGTTTATGAAGCAGTTACTACATGATTTAGGTATTAACCTGGGCTTATCCTTCGCTGGGTTCGCAGGTTCGCTCGTTATGATCGGAAAGAAAGAATTTTCGTGGCGCAAAGCGTTGGTGAGTATTCCGAGCGGTGTATTTTCTGCAAACTACCTTACCCCTATCGTGGTGGATGCGTTAGGGATGCAGGGAGGTTCAGCGGAGTACGGTATTGCTTTTATCATGGGCTACCTTGGATTAAAAGGAACTGAAATTTTTGCAACTAAATTTATCAATAATGAAAAATCTAAAAAACCTGATGCCTAAGAAGGCAAACGAAATGTCGGTGTATGAAAGAGCGACGGCTGAAACCCCTCCATTTTTTAAGAAACTGCGCACTATTGGTATTGTGGTTGGTGTGGTCGGGGGTGCTTTGGCTACTGCACCAGTTTCGCTCCCCGCCTCGATTGTAGCTTTAAGCACTTATTTGATCACTGCGGGTACAATTATTACCACAGTTTCACAAATAACTGTTGACGAAGGAAAATAAATTCGTATCTTTGTAGCGCAAGCCACGTTTTTTGCGTTGTTTTCGTAGTTTAATTTTTGGTTGAACCCCTGAGAAATCGGGGGTTTTTTTATGCCTTCAAAAAAAAGTTTCATTTTTTTTCGTAAAAAGTTTGCACAATTAAATTTTACTCCTTTACTTTGTAGAACCAAAGAGAAAAACAATGAACAAAACGCAAACAACAATTTGGGGAATCGTAACGCTTTACGTGTTCCTTCTAACCAAAAACCCATTCACACTTATTTACATGGTGTTTATCGGGGCTTACATTTCAAAAAGAATTCAAACCAAAAAATCCAAATAATATGAAAACAATGAACGAAAAACAATTTCCAGTTGACGCTTTGCGCTTTTGGAAGTTAGCACCCGACACTATTTCCTGCGGTTGGGACATCTTTATTGGCCACGCACATTCCGAGAATATGTGCGACCCCGTAAGCCACTACATTTTCAACGATGTAATTACAATCTTCAAACACCTTAGGGGTTACATTGACCACGAAGATAGGCACGTTGGAGAATTGCTTAACGAGGTAATCCGATGGGACCTTAAAAATTCAGAGTTATGCGTTACCGATGCAAGTTTCACCGAGCAAATCGGAATCGGTGTAGCGATCAGCTTTAAAATGAATTTCAACACGGTAGAAAATTATTCAATCATATTTAGTTATTTCAAATAATGCGAGAAATTAAACAAATCAAACGGGGGCGAAAACCTGCTCGCCCCTTGGTTTCCACGGCCTTAGCGCAACGATGGGAGCAAGTGAGAAACGAACGGAAAATATCCGTACATCGATTGCCAGTTAGCCCACCAACTTACCGAAAGGTAATTAACACGGGATACTGCGATCAGCAAACATTGGTTAAACTAACTAAATTCTTTTTATGATTAGCAAACACATAACACTAACCGAGGCCACAAAGAGCAACACGGCCACACGTTTGGGAATCAACAACACACCAAACGAAGCAACCATTGAAACCATGAAGCTAACCGCTGAAAAGGTATTCGAGCCACTAAGGGAAATCGTTGGCGCAATCCGAGTAAGTTCCTTCTACCGTTCGCCTGACCTTAATCGTGCCATTGGTGGAAGCAAAAGTTCACAGCATTGCAAAGGTGAAGCAATCGACATGCAAGCCTTGAACACATCCAACTTTCACCTATTCGAGGAAGCCTGCAAGCTACCAGATTTTGACCAAATCATTTGGGAATTCGGCACGAAGCAAGAACCTGACTGGGTGCATATCAGTTACTCAAAAACCAACAACCGAAAACAAATTTTACGTGCAACTAAGATCGGAAACCGCACCGCCTACGTGCCTTACCGCAAAGGCTAAAAAAAATAGTTTGCACATTTAATTTTCATTTGTATATTTGTGAACCAAAACAAAATTATGGAAACAATCAAAAACTTGGCGAAAGCTTTGGTTAAAGCAACCGCCCAAATCGAAGGTGCTACAAAAGACAGTACCAACCCACACTTCCGAAACAAGTACGCAGACCTTGCGAGCGTTACGGAGGCCATCAAGAAACCGTTAAACGATAACGGCCTTACCTACTCACAAATCATTCACCGCTTAGAAGGTGGAGTCGGTGTAGAAACGCTTATCATTCACGAATCAGGTGAAACTATGAGCAACGGTATTACGTTCGTGCCTGCACCTAAAAATGACCCACACGGGTACGGTAGTGCGCTGACATATGCACGTCGCTATTCCCTTTCCGCTTGCTTCGGTGTTATTCAAGAAGATGATGACGCAAACGGTGCTACCAACCTACGTACAACGGGCGATATCAACAAGGTTCAGAGTAAAAAGGAAGCTGCACCAAAGTTCGCAAAGGCTGACGAACTGCAACCATTCACGGCTGAAAAGTACGCAAAGCTATTGGAACTTCACGAAACCGACCCTGAGTTATGCAAGAAGTTGGAAGCGCACTACCGCATTACTTCCGAGGTTAAGGCACAATTCAAGAAAGATACCGGAAAGGATTGGAAATGACACAGGAGGACAAAATCAAAGTAATCATTGAACTTTATTCAAAGATTAAAAATTCGGACCTTGCAAAGATGCTCGGAATGAATAGCGGTTTAATCATTTATTACGCTCGAAAATACAACCTTAAAAAAGAAGGTGAGTTGCTACAAGATCAAATGAACCAAAGCGTTAGTAAAATGGTTGAAGCTCGCAAGTTGTACGATTTACGTTACAACCTTTTGAGAGAGCAAGAATTAACATATTGGGAGCGAGTAAATGAATTTCGCAAACAGCAAGTTGAAACGCACGGACGTTTCCATCCATTCTTTAAAATGCAACAAAAAAGTCAAGCCAATGGATAATATCATAACCCAATCAAACAACCTGCTTTCTTCCGTAACTGGACGGGAGCAGGTCGAGTTGATGCACCAAGAATTTCGCATTCAAATCGAAGAGGGCAATATCAACCCACTTGAGTTTGCAATCAAAGCACGCATGATTATTAAGGCCTTAGAGCAGACTTTAACCGATACCCAATACCTTGCAATCAACGAACAAGAAAAGCACGGGAAAACGGCAGAAATGTTTGGAGCGGTGGCCACCACTTCCGAAATGGGTGTGAAGTACGACTACGAAAGTTGCAACGACATTGAATGGATTATTTTGAAGGAGAACGTAGAACGTACAACCGAAATGCTGAAAGCCCGTGAGAAGTGGTTACGATCACTAACCAAGCCCGAAAACATCGTGGATGCAAACGGTGAAATAATTACCATTACACCACCAATCAAAAGAAGTACAACAACCTTAAAAGTAACAATGAAATGAGAACAAGCCCACAACAACTAATCGACTTCATTCAAGGTATTAAACTTAAAGCCATGGAAGTACACGTTAACGCTGAATACACCGCAAAGAAAATCGACCTTTC